TCACCTGTTAAGTTTGCTGTCACTGTGCCTGCGTTTGCATTTACAACCACTGTTGAATTGTTTGACACAATATTACCTGTGAAAGAAGCCGCTTCTATTTCACCTGTTGCAACAATACCGTTGAAGTAACCTGTTCTCCAAGCGGCAGTAGTTGTTCCTAAATCTCTTGTGTTAGAAGCATCTGGCGTGATGTTTGATGGTACACTCAAATATTGTGCTGATAATGTTGTATCTACCTGTATACCACCTGCTGTTGATCCGTCTCCAACAAATAGTTTTTTGGTGTCTGTAGTGAAGATAAGTTCACCAGCCTTTGGCGCGGATGCACCTGTAAGTAGTTGTCTTTGTGCGTCTGTACCTCTTCTAATCTGTAATGCCATTTAAGTAATGCTCCTAATGTATGTAGTATTTATTCTACTTATATAATTGCTGGAGGCTTTATTTTCGCTTTTTAAGGAACGTTTTAGTACGTTTTGTGATGTCTGCTTTCACTTTGTTTGTATCAAGCCTAAAATCAACGTTTTTGATATCATCTCCATAGGTTTTAAATAGATCTCCTATGGTCTTTTCCAGTTCTTTATTGGTCATCTTTTGTCTGTTTGGTTTAAGCCTAATCTCCCAGTTTTTGCCATCTTTAAATGATACTTTAATAGACAGCAAATACTCTACAGGGATAGACTCAATAGATAAGTCGCCGAATACTTCCGGCCAATGTTGCACCACTTCCCTAGGCAGTTTCTTTTTCGTAAATTTGACCACGACAGACACTAGACTTACTTAGACTTTTTTGTTGGTGATAAAGCCTCTGCTTCTTTACGAAGTTTTGACGCTTCTTTAAAAAAACGATCCGCGTTGCTTCTCATCTGACTCGCTAGTTGTTCATCACTTAAAGGTTGATTCGGCGTATTTCTAGCCGTTTGTGACGATGCCACAGTTGTTGCCGTATCCGGTTGTACTGCTAGGTCATCAATCGACACACCTTTTTGTTCTGCGATGATTTTATTCAATTCATCCAACTGCACTGAATCATTTGTAGTAGGTGTCATCATAACCGTATCAGTTGGAACTTTCTGCATAAAACCACCTTGGTGGAATTTTAATAACATACTTTGTCCATCTGGAGTCATGTTTCTACCTAAAACTTCATGTAATTCAAAAGCAGATTGACCTGCATTAGATTCGATTACTTTCATTAAAGCATCGTGATCCGCGGCATCAATTTTAGACGTTTGAATAACAACCGCTGATTTACTGTCACCTGGAACAGTTCTATAGACAATGGCAAGTTTTTCGCCACTACCTTTCATTTGCCCTACGTGTTTTAACTCAGCCATTATTTTTTCTCCGCTTCTTTTTTGTCACCTTCTGCAGGTGGTTTAGTGGCATCCTTTTGAGATTTTTCTACAATCTTCAGAAAGCCATCTAGTTTGTTGTAAGTGGTTCCTACTGCCGCCATCTCGTTGGCTTTGAAGGCTCCACGTTGACTTGCCACATCTATTATTGACCTAATCACAGTTAAGTCCTGAACAGTCAATTCTGCTCCAGCGCCGGCTTGTGCCTTTGCTTCTGCAGGTGCTTGTCCTTTGACTTCTGCGGGTGTAGGAGATGTAACCGTCTTTGTATTGTTTGTTTCTGACATTTTAAAATGCTCCTTTATATTTGTATATACAAAGGTATTTACTGACGTTGTATGTAGGGACAACTAAGATTGAATATAGACAGTTCTTTTGAGTTTTCGAATGCTACCAAAAAATAATTTTTTATTAGACCATTATTGTCAACACCTAGATGTTTACCAATATAATATCTACCTTTTAGGTTTTCCAAAATCCATTTTTCCATATGTTCACTTGTCTCTGTGTGATCAAAATTTATTTTGAGCATTTGAAGACCGTCAGGTTTTTTGGTTATCTTTCTACATTCGAAAAAGTTAAGTGGATTTGGTTCTTTAGTTTTTGAAAACATTATCCATCATAGTGCACCGTTGTACCAAAAGGTGCTTCCATATTTTTATCATGATGGTCATTTATTAAGAACAAAGTATCACAGTATGATTCGTCTCCCCAACTCTCCCAAGGATAACCATCTGTAAACATTATAAATTTCTTAGGTTGTATATCATTCTCTTTCATGTATTCAAAATTAGCATCAAAGTCAGTACCACCGCCACCTTGTATTTCATAACTTTGTAAATCACCTTCGTGCGGAGTAATATCTTGTTCATTGTGTATCTCAGTATCAAAACACCATATTTTAATTTTGTAATCTCTGTATTGATCCATTATACCTTGCACCTCACTTAAGAAGTCTTTTGTTTGTGCTTCTCTGATAGAACCTGAAGTGTCTATTGCTATACAAAGGTCTATTGTTTGTTCATTCAATGTACCTGGTAATATAACACCTGAATGCCAACCTTTTCTGCTAGGTCTTGCCCAACTGTAATCATTCTTAAGTACACTATCAATCTGTTGTTGAAGTAATTCTCTCCAGTTCATTTTAGGTTCAGTGAACTGATTAATAATTCTTTTAATTGCATCAGGTAAGTTTTCTTTACCTGCCGCTTGAGCAGATTGTATCATGCTTTCTTTAATTTCATCTTTAATCTTATCCATCTCTGCTTTAGAGTATGTAGGTTGTTGAGATCCTTTTTTATCTTTGTCCTTACCCTTGCCAGCACCAGCACCTTGTTCCTTCTCCCAATCAATGTGCTCATCTAAAAGTTTACCTAATTTCTCCATCGCCTTTTTACCCTTTTTGTATATGTCATCATATACCGCTTCTGAAGACCAACCACTGTATTTGTAGTCTTGGAATATTTGTATGTCTTTAGGCTTCTCTCCAATGTTCTGATCCATTAGAGTATTGTTCACAATATAATCACAAGCGATGTTATGTAATTGTGGATCTCTATCTTCTCTTCTTTTCATATGATCAAATACACAATGAAGTATTTCATGTGCAATAACGAATTCAATTTCTTTAGTATTCATCTTGCTGAAGAATTGTGTGTTGTAGTATAAATGTCTACCATCAGTTGCGGCAGTTGGACACCAGTCATCACACTCTTTAATGATTAATCTAGTTGCCATATTTCCAAAGAAAGGATGTCTTAAAAGCAATCCAACTCTGGCTACAATAATTTTATCTAACACTTCTGCTCTCATGCTTTCTAATTGTGCAGGAGTAAGTTCTACTGGTTGTTCTGTTTGTTCTATAATATCTGTTGTCATGTTCATAATTCCTATTAGTGTAGGGCACCCTAAGATGCCCTACTTAACACCTTAGTTCGTACTCTGTGCGGCAGTAATATACTTGCCGTATTTTTCGTGGAACTCATCGAAACATTTGACAGCATCAGGATCAATAGGTAATTGATACTGAGTTAATGCCATCTTGATACCCATAACAACAAGTTCTGTATCAAAATTATCCATCATAAATCTAAGAAACTTGCTGACCTTGTCATTAAATTTCTTATCTTTTTTATCGTTTGCTTCTTTTAGTTCATAACATAGCGAAACCGTAAGGGAGTACATTGCTGATATTTCTTTCGATTTCATTTCTGTTATTTTGCCTTCCAATATTTCGGAAGGATTAGGTAGTTCTGATGCTACCTTTCTATGAGCCATGAACTTAACTGCAAGTCCTTCGCCCACTGCACCACTCACTAAATCAGTAACGGTGTTCTCATCTAAATCATCTGAAAGCAATTCACTAACAAATGACCAAGATCTCGGAGTAGCAAATGACCTACTTGGAGACTTTGGATCAAAGTCATATAAGTCCTTTTTGCTAAAAGTCAAATAACCAACAACATCCTTATGAATGTTGTGTTCAACTGCCCACTCAAACCAGTCATCAAATTCTGGCTTCATTTCCAAGTGGATAAATCTGTTAGCCAACGGAGCAGGCATTCTATATACAACACCTTTGTCTGCTTCTCTATTACCAGCCGCACAAATTAATACGTTATCTGGCAATTCATATTGACCAACTTTTCTGTTTAATATAAGTTGATATGCCGCCGCCTGCACACTAGGAGCCGCGGAGTTCATTTCATCTAAAAACAAAACAATATTTTTGTGCTTCTTCGCTTCTGCTTTTGTTGGCAGTTCCGAAGGTTGTGCCCAAACCATATTATTTTCTTTTGAGTTAAAATAAGGGATACCTTTAATATCTGTAGGCTCCCATAAACTTAACCTAATATCAATTACTTTAGCATCGATATTTTTTGCAATTTGGTGGATCACCTCCGATTTACCTATTCCAGGGCCACCCCATACAAATATAGGTCTCTTAATCTTCAGTGCGTGTAATATAGACGCTTTACACTTATTTGGCGATAATTGCCTAGTGCTTAAAGCATCTACTTCTGTTGTTTTTCTTTTTGGCATTTTGTACTCCTATAATTACCTTGTTGTTTAATTAATAATACATTCTAGTACCAAAAAAGTCAACCATAAAGATTGGTTAAAAACGCCAGTGATTATGCGGGTCATTTGCCCTGTGGATAACTATTCTTGTGATTCTAGGCGGGATAGTGCCTTATTCAAACCGTATTTTCTTATATCTCCCGAAAATAGCATTAGTTCCATTGCTTTCTTTTCATTGGTAACTATTACACCATCGTCTGCTAGATAATATGGAGTGTCTAAATACTTGTCTAAAAATATGATTACCTGTGTGGTTAGTGTGAAGTCATTAGGGAAAGGTACATCATAAGTTTGTAATTGTAGTTTATCCTTAATAAATGTGATCCCTTCATCTGTAAGTCTAAGTCCACCATGGTTTTTGGATCTACTGTTCTTCCACCACATAGGCATATACTCTTTGAGAGTATTCTGACCAATTGCTATATTGGCGTTTTTTAAGAAGATTTTAGTATAGGTTTCTTTCCAGTTCATTTTTCACTTACAGTTTCACCTTGGGTTAATTTAACCACCGTGAATTCTGTAGTGTTGAATAATGTATTCAATTTCTTCGCTAGATTAAATGCGTGTCCAGGGTTTGAAAAACTAACCTTTTTGTATTTAGGTCCTGGGTAGTTGTTAAGCAAATTTGCACTCTTTAGATTGAACGGCTTGCCCTTGTAGAACACTGCCCAAATTCCTTCAGCCGCTAGGATCTGCTCAGACTTGTAGTCTTTCTTATTTGTGTACTCTAAAAGTACTGTTGGTTTAGGTCGACTCATAATTTGCTAATATATGAGTATTTATCGAATTTATGGATGTGTTATAGTTTACCGCCGTCTACTTGAACGTTTACGGTTTCATCTTTCTTTGCTTCTGTGCTATTATTATGGGCCATTAAAGCCTCATAATCCCCCGCTAGACGGGCCAGTACAGTGGCTAGGGTATATGTGATATGCTTGGCTGTATTGATGTCAATACGCACTTCTTTTTGATTGCCCATGTCTGCACCTTTAACTTGCTCGATGAATCTTTGTAAACTTGCGGTATTAAGTGGTTCTTTTGTTTGCATTTGCCAACTCCGTTTTCATTTCCAAAATAGTTCTAAAAGGTCCTTTATAAGGATACCTTTCTAGTGTAAGTAATTTAGGACAGTAACTTCTTACCCATCCTTTTTCAAATTTGATTATGTAATACCCTGCACAATATAGGCTCTTGGACTTTTTGCTTTTGTTGAACAGTGGCAGTTTACGTTTTACGTCAAACACCATGTTATAAGGAACGAACTTGCTTGGGTAATCATAAACATCATTTTTCTCAGACTCAACAGGTCCTGGTGCAGATAAACTTGTACCCCACATCCAATCACCTGTAAAACTTTGTTCAAGTGCGTCAACGTTATCAAATATTCTTGTTCCTGATTCACAACTAAACATAAAACGTCTGTCTTCTTGTTTACATATAGTTCCAACTTTCTTGCCATCCGATTCCAGTATCCAGAATCTATTTTCTAATATTGGCTTTGCGTATAATTTGTTTGTCATGCCGTTACCTCTTCTTTAACATATTTTGCGTTTAATGGTTCTGCGTAACTCTGAGGATAATCAGCGATCCTTTGCAGATCCCATTTTGCACAAAATTTAATAAGTTTCAATCCTACTTGTTCTACTGCCTTAGTCTTCGCACTTGCGACTGTTTCTTTTATAATTTTTTTAATTTCATCTGGCTGTGCAGACAAATCACATAGTGTAACATTTCTTTGATAATCATCTATCACTCTATGCTCGAACCCTTCGTGGTCTACCCAACGTTGCAACATCATATTGTTCCAACTATAACCTTTTGAATTCCTATCTTCGAATGCTTCTGTTAGACCAACTTTAGTTTTTGTGCCTTTTGTACGCACACCTGGATATGCTGAAAACACATTGTCAGCAGTATCGCCTCTCATACATTTTTCAAATAATAACCACTGTGGATTTGGAGCAGGTCTTTCCTCTCCTGTTTTCTTATCTTTAACTCTATTACCCTTGTCATCAAAGTATCCTTGATGTGTAATAGTAACTTCTTGCACACCATTATATTGTGCAACATTAGGAGCAATCAATTGAGCAAAGTCGCCATCTGTGCTGATAATAAAGTGATTGTCGTTAGGATGTGCTTTTACCCAACCTGCAATTAAGTCATCTGCTTCCAGTTTAGGATTTTGTAGAACTGTGCAATTAGTTTTCTGATCAATAAAGTCTTTGAAGTTATCAAATGTTTCCCAAAACACTTCGTCCTCTTCAACCTCTTTTTCCGTTCTGGCATCTCTCACATTTTTCCTATTTCTCTTATATGGTTCGTAAAAGTCCTTACGCCAACTTCTACCTTCTAAACAGAATACCACGTGATCGCCTTTGAAGTCTTGCCATACTTTTCGAATGCTATTAAAGGTGATATGCAACGCCATACCT